AAGTTTCAACTTTTTATAAGTTATGAAAATAAAAAAGTAGAAAGTGCAGTCATTACAGAAGTTGTTGATTACCCTCGTAAACGTATTTTACGATATGTTTTAGCCGGTGGTAATAATATGAGCAACTGGCTTGAGTCTATACAAAAAACTATTGAACGATTTGCAATTAACAATCACTGCCAAGCAGTAGAGGTGGCCGGTAGGAAAGGTTGGTTGCGTAAATTACAAGGATTTAAACAAAAAATATATTTAATGAGTAAACAATTATGAGTAAAGGAAGCAACCCAACAAACGTCACAACAACTACAGCAGCAGAGCCTTCTGAATTTGTTAGACCATATTTAAGTGAAGCATTTGATCAAGCACAGAATTTATTTCAATCAAGTGTGCCTAATTTTTATCCAAATCAAACATATACAGATTTTGCACCAGAAACAGAGACAGCTTTACAATTAGCAACAGCTAGAGCTTTGTCTAATCCTTTACTTTCCTCTAGCCAATCAGAAATTAACAAAATATTAGGTGGAGATTATTTAGATCCTACATCTAATCCTTATTCTACAGCTTTATATAATCAAATTGCAGGAGACGTAACAAGTGGAGTGCAATCACAATTTAGTAAAGCCGGAAGATTAGGAAGTGCTGCCAATCAAGGAGTATTAGCAGAAGAATTAGGTAAGGTTGCAAGTCAAGTTTATGGCGATCAATATAACAGAGAACGAGATAGAATGTTCCAAGCAACTCAACTAGCTCCTCAACTTGCAGCAGCAGATTATCAAGACATACAAGCACTAGGTGGTGTTGGTCAAACTAGAGAAGCTATGGAAATGGCAAAGATACAAGATGCAATGTCTCGTTTTGATTTCGAACAACAAAAACCATATTACAAATTAAGAGAGTATCTCGCATCTATTGGATCTCCTTACGCACAAACAACAACTGCAACAAAACCTGTCTTTAGAAATACAGGAGCAGGTCTACTTGGTGGTGCTCTTCAAGGCATGGATATTGCCGGAGGTATTTCTGGTGTTAGTCCTATGATGGGGGCAATCGGTGGTGGATTACTTGGAGGGTTTTTCTAATGGTAAGTTTATTAAATAGACCAGAATATTATAACAATCCTTACAAAGGAGAAGAATACACAGGAACTAATTATTTAGGTAATCCTAACTTTCCCCAATACAGTGCTTTAAAAGCAGGAATGAATTATTATTCTGCACTACCTAAATATGAAGGCTCAGCTTATGGAATGAACACTCCAAAAGTAGTCGCACAACCTGTTCAAAAAGGTTTTAGTTCTTTAGGAAGTCAAATGGCTGCAACAAACCAAATGGGAGCAGCAAACAAAAAACCTACTGCAACATCTCCAAATATAATGAATAGTTTATTAAACTATGCACAAAGTCCAAAAGGCAGAGGCTTTGCACAAGGTTTATTAGAGGCATCTGGTTATTCTGATATGCCAGTAAGTTTAGGTCAAGCAATTGCAAGAGGTATGCAAAGAAGTAACGAGGCTGAAGCAGCTGAAAGAGCAAATGAACTAGCTAAACTACAAATGGAAATTGACAGAGCTAAAATAAAACCTCAAGAAACATTTACACAAAGAACAATTGAAGTTCCAGATGGTAAAGGTGGAACAATGAAAGTCCCAGTTAATGTAAGTGATTTAACGGGAAAAATAACTCCAGTAATGTCTGGTGGTGGAACAAATATTTACACTGGTCAAGGCATGGGTGGTTATAAAACTTTTAATGAAAAGTTTGGAACAGAAGCACAAAAATGGTTTGCAAGTGGTGGATATGCACAAGTAAAAGAAAATATTTTAAAAATTGATGATGCAATAAATACTTTACAAGATGAAAAAAATAATTTCTTTGGTGTCACAGGACTAATTGGTTATGTTCCGGATGTTTTACAGCCTTTAATTAAACCAGAAGCTGTTGATTTAGCAGATAATATTCGATCCATAGTATTTCAATCTTTAAGAGAAACTCTTGGAGCTCAATTTACTGAAAAAGAAGGTCAAAGATTAGTAGAGGCTTCTTTTAACCAAAAATTAGATGAAGAAACTAATATTAAAAGATTAAAAAAAATGAGAGACAAGTTGTTAGCAATTGCTGAGTCAAAACAAGAAGCCTATGATTATTTTCAAAATAACAATGGAGATATGACAGGATATACAGGTAACACAGGATTTGATTTTGATGAAAACACATCTGACGAAATTTTAAAAGATGCAGCAAATGATTTTTTAAGTTCTGTTTTTAGTGTTGAAGATTACAAAAAATTTGATGACAAACAATTTACAGATTATTTTAAAGATGCGTCTGCAGAAGAACAGGCATTCATTTTAAATAACGCAGATAAAATTCCTCAAATA